AGCGCGTTAGAAATGATGGGGTATCAAACCGCCATCTGTAATGGGCAGGGCTTTGACCTGTTAATGTTTGACGATTACGGAGAAGCCTACAGGGTTGAAGTAAAGTCCTGCAAAACCAAATCAAATCAGCGATATAAGTTTATGACTGCCACCGGGTCGGGCAGCAAGAAGCTGTTGTCGCCAGATGATTGCGATATTGTTGCCCTTGTCGCGTTAGACGAAAAGATGATAATCTTTATGGATGTTATGCAAATCAAGCATAAGAAAACTACTGTCAACATTGGAAGGTTTGACCAGCCTGAAGCTGGGCAACTCAGAAAAGCAATCGCATCGGTCAAGGCCAGAAAGAATAGCTAAAATGTCTAAAACTATCGAACCACATTGGGAAGACTTCCCGAACTTTGGGCGCAGCGAAGTGGCTTGCCAGCACTGTGGTCGTGCCGAGATGGATGAGGATTTCATGTGGAGGCTACAAGACCTTCGCGAAGCATATGGCAAGCCTATGCGTATCACATCTGGCTATCGCTGCCCCGAACACCCTATTGAGGCATCTAAGAGCAAGCCCGGCGCGCACTCATCGGGTCGTGCTGTTGATATTGCTGTCTCGCGTGGCGAAGCATACGCGCTGCTGAGACTGGCGATGCGAATGGGCTTTACGGGTGTCGGTATTCAGCAAAAGGGCGACGGGCGTTTTATTCACTTGGACGACCTGACGAACAAAGAGGGTTGGCCTAGACCGACCGTTTGGAGTTATTGATGGCATTGTTTGACAGCGAGCCAGAAACAATAACAGGCGACGACGCTCGTGTGTATTGGCTCGGTGTCATCTATGACGAGCTGGCTGGTGAGATTAGTGCCGCCACAGCCACTCAGGAACTTAGCCAAGCGCGGTTTCAATACATACTGCGTAAGCTGAATGGTATTATAAGGACTGCCAGCCAGAGCGATGGCAGCGTGATTACTCAGGAGATTATGTGATGTTGAATTGGTTAAACCCAGTCACCAAGATTGCTGGTGCTTATCTTGAGGGCAGACAGAAGAAGACCGAGGCCAAGAACAAGTTGGCAGTCGCTAAGATTGAGGCGCAAGCCAAAGCCGCAAGGGCTGGTGAGGCGTGGGAAGACAAGGCACTTGGTAGCGCGGCAGACAGCCTGAAGGACGAAGCTTGGACAATCTGCTTTATTGGAATAATTCTAGCAAGCTTCTATCCCCCGGCGCAGCCCTACATGAAATCTGGCTTTGAGTTCCTCAAGACTGCACCCGACTTTATCCAGTGGGGCATCTTGGCATCTATCGGCGCAAGCTTCGGCATCAAGTCGATTGGGCAGTTCCGCAAATGAGTAGGCGTTGGTTCTGGCATAGCCGCCCGGTGAACTGGCTTGTTCGCAAACTCAGCAAGCTATCCGATTACCTCTGGCGCAAACGGTTCGGCAAAGATTAATGGCATACTTCCTTGCTGGGGGTATCGTCGGTTTCATATCAGTAATTATTATTTTCCACTGAGGGTTGACACTTTTCGTGACACACCCCATATTCATGTCATAGTCACATATTGAGAAGGAGAAGGGGCTATGACTAAAAAGCCATATGATATTTATCGAATGGGACAAAAGGGTAATTATGTTTATGCGCGTGTTGAAGCTGACACGCCAGAGGGCAAACAGCAGGGCGTAGCTGATTATCTGAGCGAGTTTCGTGTTTATGACGCGCGTGTTGATCACGAGACCGGCACGACGGCCGTTCTCAAACGCTGGTATAGAATGTAATGGCAGAGATTATTGATTTCGGTGGCAAGGGCAAGAAGCTTGACTTCGACCCCGACCTAACGCTCGACCAGCTTAAAGGCAAACTACAAGCCTTTGTGCTGGTCGGGCAAGATCATGACGGCAATGAGGTGACCGCTATAACATATGGTCACCTGCCAGAGGCGCTTTGGATATTGGAGCGCGCCAAAAAAAGTATATTGGAGCGGCCAGATGAAAAGTAAGGAACAAGTCATTCATGACTATTGGATGGAAGAATACCATCACAATATGCGTAAGCGCGACCAGCGTAATCAGTTGAAAGAAGAGCAGGAGGAGTTGGCAAAGCCGCAATATACAATCGGCATTGTCAATGAGCGCGGACAGCTTGAGATTGTTCAAGCCAAGCCCGTGGCGCCGACACTGAGGCTATTGCCAGAAGTATTCAGTTTTGTGCTATTCTTTCTTATCACTTTTGCGCTGATGGAAACCTTTATAGGAGTTTACCAATGATTGAGCATAGAGATGAAAACGGCGAATTGACGGTGATAGAGACCGATACACATAAGCCGGTCGATATACCGCCGCCGCAGTTGCGTTATGTGTCGCCCTGCATTGATGTGGCGTTTGTGGCTGACTTGTGCGTCAAGGAGGGCGACGACTATGTTCGCTTTGCAGTCAATCGCAACCAGGCAGTCAACATGATTGATACGCTGACGAGCCTTCTGCGTGAGTTTGATAAGCGCACGCCGGAGGATGCTTACAATGGGTGAAAAAATGACCAGTAAATGGGTTGGGCTTTCGGATAGGGAAGCATTTACGGAAATGTTTGTTGCGGTGCGGGACACTGTTAAATATGCACATAAGCAGCGTGGGCACACTACTGACGAGGACTTGGTAGAAAAGTTGATATGGAAACTTGAGGGAATTATTGAGTATGAGCCAGAAAAAGAATGAGGTCATCTCTTGCTATAACGAGCGGTGCTATCTAAAAGAGAAATGTCTGCGGTGGCAAAGCAGAAAGACAACACAGTTTACGCGTCTCTATCCGCAAGCGGGAGCGTATTGCAGTTTTTATATTGAAGGAAGAACAGATGACGTTAAGTGAGTGGATGCAAGTATCTGGTGTTAACGACCAGAAGCTATCAGAGAAGCTAGGCATCAGCCGGTCGGCAGTAACACAATACCGGCTCGGCGATCGTATGCCCCGGCCAAAAATCTTGGTTAAGTTAGTCGAGGCGACAGACAATAAAGTCAGTCCGATTGATTTGGTCAAGGGGCTGCGGCGTGGCTAATAAAATATACAGCTATCATCTGCCGACCCCACCAAGCGTCAATCGTTTATGGCGCATAACGGGTCGGCGGATGTATCGCTCCAAGCAATATATGGAGTGGATTAACGAAGTCACTCTGGCACTCGAAACAGAGATGCGTCCTGAGATTGACTATCCGTTCAATATCGAAATCATTGTAGGCCGTCCGTCCAAGCGACGTATGGACATCGACAACCGCGCCAAAGCCGTGATGGATGTGTTGCAGCACTGCAATGTCATCACGGATGATTGCTTGGCAAATCGCGTGACGATGATGTGGAGCAATGAGATAGAAGGTGCGAAGGTCACCATATCCCCAGCGGAGGCGTTTTAATTTCCACTGGGGGTTGACGCAAAGCGTGACGCACATTATTTATCAATTATGGCGGGTGGCACAAACTTCCCTAGTTACGCTGTCACAATCGTAATAGTGCTACCCGCCAAACATAGGAGGAAGATATGAAACGGAAAGCCAGAAAGCATAATTGCCAAGCATATTCGCTTATGAGGTGTGCAAGAGACGCATTAGAATACTCTGGTACGTTTATTGAGGCTGATGGTTCAAACCACGCGAAGGCAAACCTCAGAGAGGCGATATATTTTTTACAGGCGGCTTGTGATGAGGTTAAGTTGGCCTTAATAGATTGCGAAAAAACCGCGGAATATAATGCTAAAAACGGCATTAAATTCGGAGGTAGTTTAAAGTAATGCCTCGTAAATACACATCACACTCCGAATTATGGATGTATGCAACCGACCCAGCCGCTTGGCATCTTCGTTACAATATGAACGTGCGCGGCAGCACTAACGCTAATATGGCAAGAGGTAATGCGGTTGAGCACGGGCTGGAACTTATCCTTACTGATGAGTTCGGCACCGTAACTGAAGAGACAGCCATAGAAGCGGCGGTCAAAGTATTTAACAAAGAAACTGCCTTGCTAGTTCAGCGCGATGACCGGCAGAAAGCGGCAGAGCAAATCCCCGGATTTATTACGGAGGCTGTCAAAGCGTTTGAACCGTTTGGCAAATGCATCAGCACCCAGAACCGGTTGGAGATAGACCTTGGCGTCGGTCTGCCAATCCTAGGCTTTGACGACTTTGAGTTTGACGGCGAGCCAAAGATGTCTATCGACCTCAAGACAACAACCCGTATTCCCTCGGTGCTACCTGATATGGCTATGCAACAAGCCAGCATTTATCAGGCAATGCGGCCCGACCATAAAATCATCTTTGTTTATGTCTCACCCAAGAAGTCGCAAGTCTTCGAGATAAGCAAAGCAGACACGATCGAGGTGCTCGAAAGTGTAAAGATGCGCGCCAAAGCAATGCAGACTATGCGTGGTCTATCTAACGACCCGAAAGAAATAGCGACATTGTTTGCGCCAAGCTATTCCAGCTTCTACTGGAATGACCCGGTTATGCGTTCCGAAGCCAAACGCATATTCGGTGTTTAACTCGGCTTCACAAAGCAAAATGCGAAAGGATAATGCAAATGCTTAACTTTAATAACTCCCCAAATGGTGGCGGCAATTATGTTCCCTACATCCGTTATATGGCGTCAACGTCAAGCTGGAACACATCGGACGGTAGTCCGTTCCAATTCAGCAAAGCGGCCTTTGACCTGTCGAATATTAAGACCGGCTGGTGCTTGCTGGCAGAAGGCCAGGCGCCGGAATGGGTAATGGATGAAACCATTGAGAAGACAGCAGACCGGCCAGAAGGTGAAGGCTGGAAGCGTGGCTTCAAGGTACATATTATGTCCACGCAAATGTTCGGTGACGACGAGCCTGTGCGTGAGTGGGGAACCAATGCGACGGGTGCCGTTATGGGCATTCAGAAGCTTTGGTCTGACTGGCAATCTCAAGGTGAACCGGCTGATAAGGTGGCAGTCGTAGAGTTTTCCGGTGCTGTGCCGACTAAGGTTGGCAAGGGTAATACCAATGTGCCGACCCTCAACATCGTCAAGCTGATTGACCGGCCGAGCGAATTGTCTAATATTTTGAATACAGAAGCGCAGGAAGACCCTTCCTCCTTGTCTGCACCTGCGGCATCTGTGGCTAGTGAGGATGACGAGTTCTAATCACTAGGCAAGAAGGGGCGGCGCGACAACTCCCTCGAACGCGCCGTCCCGACTTCTTGAGGGCATAGGAGGAATACTATGAAAGTGTTAGACCTATTCAGTGGCATTGGAGGATTTAGCATTGGTCTCGAAAAAGCCGGATTTCAAACAGTCGCGTTCTGCGAAATCGAACCCTACTGCCGAGGCGTCCTTGAGCGCCATTGGCCAGACACGCCAATCTATGGTGACGTTAAACAGCTTACCGGAGACCAGCTCCGAGCAGATGGAATTATTCCAGACGTCATCGTCGGTGGATATCCCTGCCAGCCTTTCAGCGTCGCAGGTCGTCAAAGAGGCGAAGAAGACGAAAGACATCTCTGGCCAGAAGTGCATCGACTTATACGAGAGCTGCGGCCTCGATGGGTCATTTGCGAGAATGTTAGTGGACACATTAAACTCGGTCTCGACGAGGTACTCTCTACACTGGAGACTGAAGGATACACCGTCTGGCCGTTTATTATTCCAGCGTGCGCTGTCGATGCCCCGCACAAAAGAGACCGGGTCTGGATTGTGGCTTACTCCAACCGCAGTTCAGACCGACGAGCACCCCGACAAGATGAAAGCGCGAATGGCCAAGTATCCAAACGGTACGACGGTAGGGTCGCTGACCAGTCAAGTGAAATATGCGCCGCCGATGTGGCTCACGCCCAACACGATGGACGCTCTGCCGCCGCGAAGCGAGGAGGCGTTGAAGAAACAATACGACAAGAACCGCAAGGGCCGGACAAGCCATTCGACCCTTCGGGAGCAGGTGGTTTATCCGCCGCCGGACAAGATGTGGCCGACACCAGCAGCCAGCGATCACAAAGGCGCGGTGCTAAACCGATATATGGGGTCAGAGACTTACCGCAGCAATTTGAGAGAAGCAGCTCGGACGTCAGAGACGGATGGCCAGTTGAACCCGACGTGGGTCGAGTGGTTAATGGGCTTCCCGCTAGGTCACACAGAATTAAAGCATTGGGTAACGCGGTCGTCCCGCAAATCCCGCAAATCATCGGACAAGTGATAATGCAATATGAGGGAGCATTATAATGGATATCATAAGCAAGGCATTGGAAGTGGCGGAAGACTATCCCGTCTTTCCGTGTAATGCTAAGAAACAACCCGTATGTCAGGGCGGGTTCAAAGCGGCAACGCAAGACCCTGACCAAATAGAAAAGTTGTTCGGCGTACCTAACGCCGCTTTAATTGGTATACCGACCGGCGAAGAGTCTGGCGTGTCGGTCATTGATATTGATGTCAGAGATGGCAAAGAAGGAAAGGAATGGGTTGAGAAGAATGCAGAACTTTTGGGCATCACAAAGGTGGCTGAAACCCAATCTGGTGGGTGGCATTATTATTACAAGCACGTTGACGGCATCCGTAACCGTGCTGGCATTGACGGATGCGTCGATGTCCGGGGCGACGGTGGCTATGTTATTCATCCAGAGAGCACCGGGTATCGTTGGGTAAATGATGAAGACTTCGCCATATTTCCACCGAGGGTGGCAGCGCAAGCTACAGGATTGGCTACTACTAGCCTTGAGCGGCCTATGGGTGGCGGCGATATTGATGCTTTTGGCAATATCATTGATGGCCGTGAAAAGTTTATGGCTCGTTTGGTGCTTGCTTCAGTTAGTGATTACTACCGTGAGCACGGCACTTTCCCCACGCTTGAGTGGATGGAGACAAATGCTTACCCGACTTATGAGAGAATTGTAAAAAGCCGCACAGGCGATCTTAATGCAGAAGGACGAGGAATAGATGAGTTCAGGAAGAAAGTTACCAGCACTATTATCCGAGCAAGAGAGGGTAAAATTGCAGACCTTAGTATTAAGCCGGACAAAGGACAATCGGGAGCAAGCAATGCCCCAAGCGGTACGCCGGTTCCTTTCGAGCGCAAAATCCGCGTCAAAACACTCGGAGAGCTGAGAGCTACACCGCCGCCAAGCTTTATGGTGGCAGACTATCTCATTGAGAACAGCTTTGCCGTATTGTACGGCCCACCGGCCAGCTTTAAGTCGTTTCTCGCCATTGATTGGGCTTTGTCTATTGCACACGGTATTGACTGGAATGGTCGGCCGACAGCGCAAGGTGCAGTCATTTATCTGGCGATGGAGGGGCAAGCTGGCATAGCGGTACGGGCAGAAGCTTGGCACCGGGAGAAGCAGCTATCCGATGAGGATATTCCGTTCTATGCGGTGACCACGCCAATCGGTATGGCGATGGAAGATGCCCCAGATGTCTTACAATTAAAGCAAGCCATTGAGGAAACGCTCGGCGGTGTAATGCCCAGCCTTATCGTCGTCGATACATTGGCGCGCTCATTTGCTGGTTCGGGTGCTGACGAGAACAGCGCCACCGATATGGGCGTGTTTATCCGCTCTTGCGACCTGTTGCGTGAGTGGTTCGATTGCACGGTGCTGGCGGTACATCACAGCGGTAAAGACGCTGATAAGGGCCTCAGAGGCTCGTCTGCACTTCTTGGGGCGGTTGATACCTCAGTCGCCATTCAACGCTCCGCAGGGACGCCCTGTGTCACCGTGAAGGTATTGAAGCAGAAAGATGTACAAGAGGCGGAGCCGGTCGGTCTAGAAGCTCGTGAGGTGCGATTTGTGCAAGACGCATTTGCAACAGAGCAAAGCAGTCTGGTTTTGGACATAATGGACGATGTGCCCAAGAATAAAGCAAAGCCGACAGGCAAACAGCAGACCGCTTTGGACACGTTGGACGAGATGTTGAAGGCCGGAACTTGGACAGAATACGACAAAGATGGCAGCCCTGGTGTGCCGGAAAACGATTGGCGCGCCGCTATTGAGGCCAAAATCGGCAAAATGTCGTCGAATGACTGGTATCAGTTTAAGCGTGGGGTATCCATAATCGAGAACGTTAGCTTTTTCAATGGGTTAGTTAACCAGTTATGGATGGTTATGGATAGTAATCCATAACTCTGGCCCATATCCATACATATCCATACCCCCCTATATAGGGGTATGGTTATGGATGGTCGATATGTATATGGAGTTGGTAGATGAGACCTATTTATGAAACAAAAGCCGATAAGGCTAATGAGCAAAAAGTGGCGGAGAAGATTACAGCCGCGCGCGGTTACATGATGGAGAAACTGGCGAGGATGCATCAGATGGATTATGCGGCATTTTCCACTGGAGGCCTAAAGGCGTTTATTGAGATTAAGTGCCGAACCAACTCGATGGCGAAATACCCGACCACGATGTGCGGTATGGATAAGGTGTTATATGCCCGGCAAGTGCAACAGGCATTCGGCATCAAGTCTTATCTGTTCGTGCAATGGACTGACCGGCTGGGTTATATTTGTATGGATGAGCCTTGCGAGTTGGATCTTGGTGGCCGGATAGACCGCAACGACCCGAATGATACAGGAATGTATGCGTATTTTGATGTAAGTAAGTTTAAGGTGATGGAATGACAAAACGTAAAAGCAGATATGACTTAGAAGCAATCGGCAATCCGGAACACGCACCGCTGCAAGATTGGAAGCTTGACCAGATACACGGCGCGCTGAAGCCATTGGATGCGGTTGCGGCCGATATTGAATTGCGTTGGGGAACAGGCAGACTTGAGACATTGGTCAGCCCTGAAACCGCTGCCAAGTTTGAAGCGGCTCGCGCCAAGCTTGATGTCGCTATCCATCAGCAAGACGTTGATTTGGTATTGAAGCGCGCTGGCGTTATGACACGCGGCTGGCAAGCACTGGAGAAAGAAGCTATCACGGCCGGTCATAAAGCTGCACCGCCGGAGCTATGGTATGCAACGGCGCCGGAAGAGTTTGGCGACCAAGAGTTTCAGATTGTCATAGCCAAAGACAACTCCGCCGCGACGCTGGCGGAAACGGAATTGCCGGTGTACACTGTTACGGAAGTTGCACGGATTGTCCGAGCCTGGCGAGCACAGCATATGGTTCATGCAGCCAAGGATGCATTCCCCGGTGCTGAGATTGTCCGCATTGACGACAATCAAGAGTTTGATGACGAGGTTCCGTTTTGATTAGATTTATTGCAGAGGATAAGGCGCTACAGTCCAAGCTGGATGACTTTGTTGACCGGCAAGTCCCGTTTGCTTTATCCGATGCATTGAGTAATGCCCTGACAAAAACGCGCGACAATGAGTTGCGCCGTTCTTACAAGAGCACATTTAAGATGCGTGACAAGCAGTTCTTCAAGCTGACGCACAGTGTGGCTAGGGCTGATATATCTTTTACAAAGCGAACCGGCACAGCAATCGCTGCTATCAAGCGAGCGGATGCACCGCGCATAGCTGGCACAGTTGGCGGCACAACGAGAAAGCCGGTCGATACAAGCTTTATGGAAGCGCACGTCAAAGGCAGTCGTCGCCGTGCCTTGCGTACCAAGAAAGCTGTGCCTCTCACCAAGGGACGAACACCCGTGCTTGGCATCACCAGAACCAAGACCGGCAAAGTAACAAAGGCTAGAAAAGCCAGCACTCTTTACAACAAAGAAGGCTCATTTGTTGTAGGCAATAGATCACATGACAGCATTTTGATGGTACGTACCGGCAAGACTACGATACGGGCGGCGTACTTGCTGACGCCAAGCGTAAAGAACGAAAAGAAATATGGCCCACTGATTGCTGTCCAGCGCGGTATGCGTACCCGCATGAAGCAAGAGTTTCAGAAGTCCATATTGAAAGCTGTACGAACCAGCCGCCGTCCAATGCAAATCTGACTATTTCCACTGGAGGTGGTTTAGTCATTATTTCCATCGGAGGTACTATTTCCACTGGAGGTTATTTCCACTGGAGGTAGAAACGCGGCAAACTTTATTTCCACTGGAGGTATTATTTCCACTGGAGGTCGGTTGGCCTCTATTTCCACTGGAGGTAGTTTGGTCTCTATTTCCACTGGAGGTCGGTTGGCGCCCCGGCGCAAAAAGCCAGCCCGGCCCGGCGCCGCTTGGCGCTTTGCCTTGTCTCACTTTGTAACAATTTGTTACTGATTGCCGCTTGCTTATCTTGTCACGATATGCGACAAGGTAAGAGTGACAGCGCAATGACGCGCGAAAAACTAGGAGAATAGAAAATGAATGTAAAAGTGAAAGCATTAAACAAAGCGGAAATTGCCGCAATGTTTAACAAGCCAAAAATGAGCGACGGCGAAAAAGCGGCGCGCCTTTATCTTGGCAGGAAACAAACGGAGCGCGAATTGAGAATTGACCGCGTTTTTATAGCAATTTGGGCTTGCCTTGCCATTGCGGCATTGGCGGCGCCGTTTATCTTGTTTTGGGGAGTTTAGTAATGACTAAGCAAGCTATGAAAGAAAACCTAACTTTGCTTCAAAGCTTAACACCGGAAAAGAAAGCCGCGTTTTTCGAATATATGAATTGCACGGGCGCGTTGGATATTATGGCCGATTTAATCGAAGCCGAGTTTTTGGATTTTATCGCCGAGAATAAGAGAGGCATATATAATGCTTAATCTAAGACACTATCAAAACCACACTAAAAAAAGCCTAATGAATGAGGCGCGCAAATATGGCGTCTATTCACTGCTAGGCCGAATTGACGCAAATCCTAAGCTTGCCAAGAATGCAAAGCAAAATGCTTTATCCGTGCCGCTTCATTTGGCGCCGTTTAACTTATCCGGGCACAATGTTTGCGCTATGGCAACGGCCGGATGCGCGGCCGCTTGTTTACATAGTGCCGGCAATCCGGCCTATATGGCGCAAAAAGAAAAAAGCCGGATTGCAAGAACAAAGCTTTATTTTGCAAACCGCGCTTTATTTATTGAGATATTGCGCCGAGAAACAAAATTGCACATTGCGCGCGCTGGCAAGTTAGGTATGCAAGCGGCCGTTAGGTTAAATGCGACAAGTGACATTTTATTTGAGAATGTCACTTATCATTTAGGTGACCGGCAAGCGCAAACTTTGTTCAGTGAGTTTGCAAACGTGCAATTTTATGACTATTCAAAGCATAGCAAGCGGCGCAAATTGCCAGCGAATTATCATTTAACTTTCTCACTTGCCGAGAATAACCATTTACAAGCTATTGAGGCATTCAATAACGGTTTAAATGTCGCCGTTGTATTTGATACAAAGCGCGGCCAAGCCTTGCCGGAAAGCTTCACAATTGACGCCGGGCCAGCCGGTAAAATAACCGCGCCGGTTATTGACGGCGACGCGACGGATTATAGGCCAAGCGATCGGCCGCAAAGCTTTGTCGGTTTGCGCGCTAAAGGCGACGCAATAGGCGACGATAGCGGCTTTGTACACTATACAAACGGCGCGCGCTGGCCGGTTTGCGCCGTGAAAGCCCCGGCGCCGTTTGAATATATCGGCGGCCATTGGCCAGCTAATCAAAAGAAAGCGCGCGCCTAATGAATGACCGAGAATTTATGGCAATTGTCAACACTTGCGCCGCGCTGTTTATGCTATGGCTTGGCTACATATTCCGCGGCAATTGAGCTGAACAAATAAAAAGAAATAACCGGCCCCAATTCGGGCCGGTTTTTTTGTGCGCGCTTGCCAGCAATGGCGGCGCGCTTTGTTATGCGCGCAAAGCCTGGCAATGCGCCGCGCGTTATAGGCGCCGCGCCTATATGTAGTGGTATAAAAACAAGCCCGCGCCATATTCGCGCCTATAGGGCCATTTATTGCCCGGCCCTAATGGTCGCGCCTATACCGTAAAAAAGCTTATCAGCGGCCAAATTTGCCCAATTATCGGCGAAAATAAAATGCCCGTATTTGCCCCATATTTGCCCGCACAAGCGCGTTTTAATTTTCGCGCTAGGTAGTAACATTTTGCGCGCGCATGATATACCAGCGGCGCGCCTAGGTTCTCCTAGCCCTACCACAGGCGGTGGGTAAGCGGAGGCGCAAACGTCGCAGACTCCTAGATTTATCTCGACCTAAATATTTCTTGCTACTAGATGTAGTATGGGGTAAGACAAATTTGTGAATTATTTTGATGAGATTATTAATTGTCCCGCTTGTAATAAGCCTTGGGTTCGTAGGGAGTGGCCTAATGTCCCCTCAACAGGAAAGCCTAAAAGGGCCTGTTGTGAGCAGCGCGGCAAGAACCGTCATTCTGTTCTAGAAAAGCGCAAGGTTATTGTCGGCGGAAATACTCACTATAGGTGCAATAGCTGCAATGAGGTTAAGCCGCCTTTGGAGTTTTACCACAGCAAGGGAAAACCAAATAGTGTCTGTAAGCCCTGCAAGAAGAAAGTAATATATAAAACACCTTCGGCGATAAAAAGGGCAAGAGACGGCGAACAGAAAAGACTGGCAAGAGACAGCCAGATAATGTCATGCCCAAAATGCGGAACACAGAAAAAGAGAACTGATTGGCCTAGAGTGAATAAGGGCACTGGGTTGGCTAAGACGTGCTGCAACATAGCGAACCGCGAGCTTCTTGCTGACTTACGAAGCAAGGGCAAGTCCAAGTGCTCAGTCTGCGAAGGTATAAAAGATTTATCGGAGTTCTCAACGCGGAAAACCGGAAAACCGATGTCTCAGTGCAAAGAGTGTTGCAAGGCAAAATCAGTTTCAACAGCATCTCGTGAAAAGCGACAAAATCTCATTAAGACAACAGACGATGGCACAATCACCAAGAAGGAGATAATCCGATTATTTGGAAACGCGAAGAATTGCCCTGTTTGTAATACCTTGATGAAACGCAACGACAAGCAACTTGACCACATTGACCCCTTGAGCAAGAGCGGCAAGCACAGCATAAAAAATGTTATTGTTATCTGCTCATCTTGCAACAACAGAAAAAGGTCGGCGCAATTTGAAGATTGGTTTTCTGGCTTATCAGATGAGCAAGCCAAAAGATATTATGATTTTATCAAACAAGATGTAAACTTGTCTGAAATTGCAAAAAGGAGTGTAGAATGCCGTCAACAGGTGGCGTAGTTATTGGCTCATCATATGATGAAGCCAGAACGCGGAAAGTAAACGCCGAGGCAGAGATTGCAGAATTGCAACTTGCTAGAGCGCGCGGCGAATTGGCATTAGTAGAGGATGTCATCGCCGCTTGGGTGGATGTGCTTGCAGCGACCAAGGCAAAGCTAATGGCAGTCCCAACGAAAACAGCAACTATATTGGCAACGGAAAATGACCCAAAAATCATCAAAACAGAACTTGAAGACCAAATCCGAGAAGCCCTTGCTGAGCTATCAAACTATGACCCACTTTCAGACGCAGGAAGCACGAAGCAGCCTGTCGAAAAAGATGAAGAAGGCGATGACAACGCTAAGACCGCCCCCAAGACTAAGCGTAAGCGAGTGGGCAGACCAAAAAAGACGGCTAAGCTCGCAGAGTAGTGCCGAAGCTGGCAACTGGAATACTAGCCGCGCAGAATATCAGCGTGGCATTATGGATGCTTGCTCCGACCCGGCCATCTCTGAGGTAGTTATTATGGCTGGCGCGCAACTTGGCAAAAGCGAAGTCTTGCTAAACGTTATAGGATATCACATAGAACACGACCCGTGTCCCACTTTGATGCTTCAGCCTTCATTGGATATGGCGCAAGCATTTTCCAAGGACAGAATTACATCTGGTTTGCTTAACACAACACCGACCCTTCGCGGCAAAGTGAAAGACCCGCGAGCCCGTGACGCGAACAACACAACAATGCATAAGATATTTCCGGGTGGCTCTATTTCTCTTGTGGGTGCCAACAGCCCAAGCGGCTTGGCAAGTCGCCCCGTCCGCATATGTCTAGCGGATGAGGTTGACCGATATCCTGTATCTGCCGGGAATGAGGGTGATCCAATCGACCTTGCGAGAAAAAGGACATCTACCTTCTGGAACCGCAAGATGATTATGTGCAGTACGCCGACAAACAAAAACCAATCTCGCATTGAGGCCGCATTTGAAAACACAGATAAACGAGAGTACTATGTGCCCTGCACCGACTGTGGACACCATCAGGTGATGGAATGGAAAAACGTGCATTGGCAAAAAGACCAGCCGGAGACGGCTTGCTATGTTTGCGAAGAGTGCGGTTCGGCTTGGGATGATGCGGCTCGTGGACGAGCAATACGCAGGGGAGAATGGCGAGCCACCGCGCCATTCGTCGGAAGGGCGGGCTTCCGGCTTTCTGGCTTGTGTTCACCTTGGACGCCGCTAGCATCTGCTGCATCAGATTTCCTACAAGCTAAGAAGTTGCCAGAGACACTCCGTGTTTGGGTCAATACTTATTTAGGCCAATCTTGGGAAGAAGATTCTGAACGACTTGATGACTTCCAAATCTCGACACATCGGGAAGACTACAGTAGTGACGAACTCCCGCAAGAGGTTGTGTTTCTTACGGCCGGTGTTGACGTGCAGGATGACCGGCTTGAAATGGAAGTCGTAGGATGGGGGCGTGATGAGGAGAGTTGGTCTGTTGACTATAAAGCTTTTTATGGCGACCCCGCATCGGCACAAGTATGGGCTGACCTAGACAGCTATTTGACCCTGACGTTTTCAACCGTTGACGGAAGAGAGCTTGACATAAAAGCCACAGCAATTGACACCGGCGGTCACCATACTCAAGCTGTATACAAGTTCTGCAAACCAAGATTAGGTCGCCGCATCTTTGCCATCAAAGGTGTTGGCGGTGAAGGCCGACCCATTGTGGGCAGACCGAGCACCAATAACCATATCAAGTGCAAACTATTTCCCATTGGGGTTGATACAGCAAAGGAGACAATCTATTCGCGCCTGAAGATAAAAGAGATTGGGCCGGGTTATTGTCACTTCCCAAATCACTACGATGATGAGTATTTCGCTATGCTTACGGCGGAGAAAGTCGTTAAAAGATACCGCAAGGGTTTTCACCGCAGAGAGTGGATAAAGGTGCGCCAACGTAACGAAGCACTTGACTGTCGTGTCTATGCATTGGCGGCATTGTCAATAGTGGGCGTCAATGTTAATATAATCGCGCAAAGGTCTATGAAGACTAAAGCAGATGGCGATTTGGACAATAAGCCAAAGCCCAAAGTTAGGCGCAAGATGCCTCGACGGGAGGGCGGCTTTGTTAATGGGTGGCGTTAATGGCGCGTAAAAGTAGCATTGCTGCACCGCGAGAGAAGTTAAGAGTTCGTCGTAAGGGTCGTCATTCCAAGCGTGTGAAAGCGCGAGTAAAGAAACAAACGTTCTACACGCAAGGGGCTTGCCGTGGGTAATTTATTTGATAGCGCAAACGCACCGACTGGAGTTCCTACCGAGATTGTTGTCGGTGACTTTGTTCAGTTTAAGATAACTCAATTCTCCGAAGACTATTCCAACTCACTTTTTACGATGCGCTTTGTTGCTCGCATTTCTACTGGCGGCAGCACTGAGATTAAGGTTGATGC